GGCTCGGAGATGTGTATAAGAGACAGGGAGAACGCCATCCGGAGAATGAAAACCATAGCAGGATGGCATGACTGCGAGGTGGTTGGCCGGATTGTGTTAAGAGATAAAAAAACGGGGAGGGTATGGCCATGACGAACAGAGAGAAAGAGCTGCCATCGAGTAGCTTGGAGCGGTTTATTGGTTTCGTGGAGCAGTGTCAGGAAGCTTACCGGTTATCCTATTCTTCTGTGGGGGATGAGGATAAGAGCCTTCAGGATTATCTCCATGCGCTCGAATTTACGGACAATAAATACGATATGCACAATGAGGCCCTGAAGTTGTGGCAGAGCCGAAAAGCCAGGCGCCGGCATAAGGACACCATGCTGTTAAACAAAGAGATTGCCGAGTATTTTTCAGATGGCGCCGGTAAGAAGTTTTTGAATGAGCTTCGCCAGCTTCTGGGAAGGCAGAGGAAGCAGGAACAATACGTGGAAGGGCAGAGGGCATACCACAGGCGGATGCCGGATAAAGATTAAAAGATAGGGAGAGAGGTGACGCCATTGGACAAGCAGATATTAGGGCAGTACATAGATGCCTGTGAGCTGGTCAAAGACACCGAGGAGGAGATCCGGAAGCTGAGGAAGCGCCGCAGGCAGATGCAGCAGGACAGTGTAAAGGGTTCCTCCCATGAGTTTCCGTATACGCTTCAGACCTACCACCTGGAGGGGCTTGGGTATGCGACAGTCAAGGATCCGGACGAGCTGGAACGGAGGGAGAAGTTGCTGGAGGAACGGATCCGCAGGGCGGAGCAGATTAAAGGGCAAGTGGAAGTTTGGCTTCTGACCATATCTCCCAGGATGCAGCGGATTATTCGATATAAGTTTTTTGAGGAAATGACATGGGGGCAGGTGGCCATCCGGATGGGACGGAAAGCGACTGCGGACAGTGTGAGAATGGAATTTACAAATTTTATGAAAGAATCCTAAAGTTATTTCGTTTTTTTCGCAATTTTCGTTTTGAAAATGCTATAGTGTACCATGAAGCCAAAGGCATTCGGCTGACGGCTTCTGTACCCCCTTTTATTTGCATAAATGCCGGGGAGACCCGGCGATACAGCAGGATAGAGCAGTCTGGAAGCTCGCCGGGCCCATAACCCGGAGGTCGAGGGTTCGAATCCTTCTCCTGCAAGCCATAATAGTTTTTCTCCTATTTTTTCCACCCGGTCATGTGCTGGGTGGTTTTTTGCGTTATACACAAGATGTTGATAAAAATGTGGATAAGATACATAAATGTTGTATGAATGATAGAATGCAAGGAGGTGATCCCCATAACCAGAAAACAAAAACTATTCGTACAGGAATATTTGATCGACCTGAACGCCACCCAGGCGGCCATTCGTGCCGGTTACAGCCCGGATACGGCGGGAGAGATAGGGAGTGAAAACCTGAAGAAACCTGACATTCGCGCAAGTATTGACAAAGCAATGGCAGAGCGTTCCCGGCGTCTGGGCCTTAATCAGGACCGGATTTTGCTGGAGCTTGCCAAGATTGCCCTCTTAAACCCGCAGCAGGTAGTCAACCTGAACGATGCTACCATTCGAGAGGATGCGCTTCCGGAAGATCTGGCGGCGGTCGCCTCTGTAAAGGTCAAACGGTTCCCAACCAAGGAAGGAGAGGGCATTGAACGGGAGATTAAGTTCTACGACAAGTCGAAGGCTCTGGAACTGGCCGGTAAGCATCTGGGAATGTTCCGGGATAAGGTGGATGTGAACGTCCAGACGTCTGAGAAGCTGGATGATATTATGAGTCAGCTGGGTGGTGAGGGACTTGAAGAGTAGCAGCTTCCCCCTCTCCCAGAAGTACCTGGATTTTATCAATACAGTGGACGGCGTGGATGCAGACTTCCTGGAGGGGACAACGGCTTCCGGAAAGACAACGGTAGGCGCCGGCGTTAAGTTTATGCGGATGGTAAGCCGGAGCACAAAGAAGCTTCACATCATCGCATCCAAGACGACGGGAACTGCCGAGAAGAATATTATCCAGCAGGACAATGGAATCCTGGATTTGCACCGCACGGCTCGGTACTATGGAAACGGGGATAAGGATTATAAAATTCCCCATATCAAATTTGAGGAGAAAATTATTTTTGTCCTGGGCTATGATAACCGGGATAAATGGGAGCTTGTGTTAGGTTCTCAGTTTGGCTGCGTTTACATTGACGAGATCAACACAGCCAACATTGATTTTGTCCGGGAGGTGTCTACCAGAAACGATTACCTGATGGCCACGCTGAATCCAGATGATCCGGGTCTTCCGGTGTATAAGGAGTTTATCAACCGTTCCAGACCATACAAAAAATATGAACACGACGTTCCTCCGGAGATTCTGGCGGAGCTGAAAGAGAAGCCAGTACCCAGATGGAGGTACTGGTTTTTTACGTTCCAGGATAATCTGAGCTTGACACCGGAGGCAGTGCAGAAAAAGATGGATGCAGCTCCTCCTGGAACGAAACTATACAAGAACAAGATTTTAGGCCTGCGCGGAAAAGCGACGGGCCTTATTTTTCCGAACTTCGATAGGAAGAAGCATGTAGTATCGATTTCCTGGCTTAAAACGGAGCGGAAGCTTGGGCGGCTGAAATTTAGACGTTTTTCAGCGGGACTGGATACCTCCTATTCCAGCCAGTCTCCAGATACCATTGCCATGCTCTTTTTGGGAATTACCACAGACCGGAGGCTGATCGTGCTGGATGAAAAGGTCTACAGCAACGCAGAACTGGATCAGCCGCTGGCTCCATCTGATACAGTGACGAAATTTTTAGAGTTTCTTGAACGGAATCAAAGGGAGTGGGGACTTGCGAGAGATGTGTTTATTGATTCTGCTGACCAGGCGACCATCACAGAGCTACGAAAATATAAGCGGCTTCATGGCAGCATCCATAATTTCCTGGACGCTTATAAGGCTCTGCAGATTATTGACCGTATTAAGTTGCAGCTGGGCTGGATTCAGCAAGGCTGCTATCTGGTAGCAGATACCTGTACAGAGCATATAGCGGAGCTGGAGCGGTATTCCTGGCTGGAAGACAAGGACGAACCGGAGGATCGGAATGACCATACGATCAACGCATCCCAGTATGGCTGGATTCCCTGGAGGAATCTGATTGGGTTTGAGGAGGATGAGAAATGAGGTGGCTGACAACATTGAACGAGAATATAAAACGGGGCATCCGTTCCTGGCTGAATGTGCAGCCGGCAAGCCCCTACAGCATCCAGATTCAGGAAATAGTGGATTTTGAGCTGAATGCAATCCGCAATCGCATCTGGTATCGTGGAGACGGAAATGAGCTGGAACAGCTCTATGAGCAGAGCGGAGAAACCGCGGACCGGTATAAGTTCTGGGCGTCTAAATGCACGCCTGGCATGGAAATGAGGAAAATCCACACAGGCCTTCCTGGGTTGATTGTCAAGGTTCTCTCATCCATTGTGATGGCAGATATGAATGAGTTCCAGTTCGAGTCTGGAAAGCAGGAAGAGACCTGGAAGGAAATCGAGAAACAGAATCAGTTTCGGAAAAAGTTAAAGAAAGCGCTGAGAGAGGTGCTGTATATTGGAGACGGAGCCTGGAAGCTGACATTGAATACTCAAAAGAGCGAGTATCCCTTCATTAGCTGGTATCCAGGAGATCGGATAGAACTGGTTTATGACGGGGACGAGCTGGCTGAGGTTGTCTTTAAGACGCCGTATAAGGAGAAAGGGCAGCTGTACGTACTCTATGAGCATTATGGTTATGGCTATATCCGGAATGAGCTATACCTGGGAGAGAAAGAAGTTCCTCTCGATACCATAAAGAGGACCCAGGGGCTCAAAAACTGGGCGTTTGACCCGTCAGTGATTCTGGCAGTTCCGTTTCATATCTATAACAGCGCGAAGTGGGAAGGACGGGGAGGCAGCCTGTTCGACGGGAAATTAGACAGCTTCGACGCCTTTGACGAGGTATGGAGCCAGTGGATGGACGCGCTGCGAAGCGGACGAGCCAGGACCTATATTCCGGACTGCCTGGTTCCGAAAAATCCTAAGACCGGCGAGATGCTGCGCCCGAATCCCTTCGATAACCGGTTCTTTGCCGGGGACAGCGATATGTCGGAGCACGGGGAGAATAAGGTGCAGACAGAACAGCCGGCCATTCCCCATGACAGCTATCTGGCTTCCTACGTGACAGCTCTGGATTTGTGCCTGCAGGGCATTATCAGCCCTTCCACGTTGGGAATCGACGTAAAGAAGCTAGACAACGCAGAGGCCCAGAGGGAAAAGGAAAAGACAACCCTTTACACAAGGGACGCTATCATCGAGGCGCTTCAGACAACGCTTCCGGAATTGATTTCTGCCTGTTTGAACTGCTGCCAGGTTCTGGCGAAGCAGCCGGTGGAGGAAGTAAAGGTAGATATTCCTTTCGGAGAGTATGCAAATCCTTCCTTTGAGAGCCAGGTGGAGACCCTTGCCAAGGCCCGGCCCGGCGTGCCTATGATGAGCATCGAGGCGCAGGTGGAAGAGCTTTATGGGGATAGTAAGGATGAGCAGTGGAAGGCGGAGGAAGTGAAGCGATTGAAGGCAGAGCAGGGCGTTGCAGAGATAGAAGAACCGGGAGTCAATCAGACTGCCGGCTCTTTTCAGATCCAGATGAAGGAAGGGGAGACAGATGCAGGTAAAGGTAATGAACCGGGTATACCGAATGAGCCGGAAGGAGTACCAGGGACTCCTTGAAGTGGCCAGTGAACAGGTTCCGTTTGGAATTTATGCCCTGGAAAAGGAAGGCTATGCGGAACTTCGCCATGACAGATGTAAGAACATCACGCAGTTGAAGAGTCTGACCAGAGAATTTAAGTCCAGAGGATTCCGTGTATTCAGTAACCGGAACCAGCAAGCGGGAAAACAGTAGAGGAATCCAGAATCAGGAAGGAGGCAGGTGTGTGCAGCAGGATGAATACGAGATCGGCGCCGCCTTTGCAGCCATCGAAGAGGAGCTGACTGCTTCCATGATGCGAAACATGAAGCGCCATCGGGCCGAAGAGACGAAAGAGGGTATTCAGTGGAGCATGTGGCAGGCAGAGCAGCTGAAAGCTCTGGAAAGATACAAGAGGGAGAACAAGAAGCGGTATGCAGGGAAGTTCCAGTCCTTGAACAGAGAGATTGAGGAGCTGATCCGGAAAGCCAGGGAAACAGGGGGTATGGAGCAGGAAAAACGAATTCTTCAGGCTATCCGAAGAGGTTTCAAAGGGTTTGGAAAGAATCATTCTCCGGCTCATCAGTCTATGACAGCAGAATTTTTTAAGCTGAATGAGAGGAAGCTGGAGGCTCTGATAGAGGCCGTTACCCACGATATGGAGAAGGCAGAAACAGCCGTTCTCAGAATGGCGGAGGATCAGTACCGAAAGATTATCTTTAACGCCCAGGTTTATGCCAATACAGGGGCTGGAACTTACGAGAAGGCGGTGGATATGGCTTCCAGGGATTTTCTGGCAGCAGGGATAAACTGCATCCAGTACGCCAACGGGGCCCGCCATACGCTTTCTGATTATGCGGATATGGCCATTCGGACGGCCAGCAAGCGGGCCTACCTTCAGGGAGAAGGGGAGAAACGGCAGGAGTGGGGAATCAGCACTGTGATTATGAATAAGCGCGGAAATCCCTGTCCCAAGTGCCTTCCTTTTGTTGGAAAGGTGCTGATTGACGATGTGTGGAGCGGCGGCCGCAAGGATGGGGTGGATCCGGAGACTGGAAAACGGTATCCGTTGATGAGCAAAGCCATCGAGGCGGGGCTTTATCATCCCAGATGCAAAGATTCTCATACAACCTACTTTCCGGGCATCTCTACGGCGGACGATACTTGGACTAAGAAGGAGCTGGAAGCGATTGGGCAGAATTATGCCAGGGAGCAGAAGGAGCAGTATGCAAAGCGGCAGGCAGAGAAGTATGGGAGGCTGGCGGAACACTCGCTGGATGAGGAGAATCAAAGGCGTTATGGAATAAAAGCAAAGGAATGGAAAAATGCGAGATTTAAGACTAGTGGAATGACAAGTGGAGAATATGCAGATTCAAAGAGACCACTTGCAAATTTCAAAGCAGTGCCGGCAGGCCAGGTAGTACGGATATTGAGAGAGGATTCACAAGAATGGATTCAAGAACTGACAGATGCAGAAAAAAGAGCAATCCGAAAGTATACATATAATTTCGGTGATAAAAAGCCTAATCGTTTCTTTGAGAGATTAAACGCAATGCTTAGAGGAGACATCATAGAAGATAAAAGATTACATGAATATGCGGAAATTATATCAAGAGGGTTAAAGAAAAATAGACTAAAATATGATGTTATTGCATATAGAGGAATGGATATAGATCCATCATTTGGCATAGCGAAAAATGGTCTGTTTAGAGCAAAGCAATTTTTTAGTACATCCGTTATTGAAAATCGTTCCTTCGATGCAAAATATAAAGTTGTTATTTACGTAAAAAAAGGAAGCAATGCAGCGTATATTGAAAAGCTAAGTTATTTTGAGAAACAGAGGGAACTACTGCTTGACAAGGATTGTATTTATAGAGTAATATCAAGGCAAGGAAATATTATCGAATTGGAGGTAATCTGATTGATGAAAACTCAACGCGATAAGGAATTAGAAGAACGTGAAAAAGCATTGAAAGAGGAACAGATAAAGGCGTTTGAATTAACGCAGGAAGAAATTTCAAAATTAAAAAAAGAAGGACGTATCTAATACCACCAGCCAGTAGTGGTCGGTGGTATTTTTATACCCATGTGCAGTTGCGGCGTCGCAACGGGAAGGAGAAAAAGAATGAAGAGATTGTTTATTTCACAGCCTATGAGAGGAAAAACAGATGAAGAAATTTTAAAAGAACGGGAAGTAGCTATCAAAAAAGCAGAGGTTCTTGTTGGAGAGCCGGTTGAGGTAATTGATTCGTTCTTTCAGTCAGCTCCGGCAGATGCAAGACCGTTGTGGTTTTTGGCGAAGTCTTTAGAATTGCTTTCAATAGCAGATGTGGCATATTTTGCAGAGGGATGGCAGGATGCCAGAGGGTGCAAAATCGAGCATGAATGTGCTGTGGAGTATGGCATTGATAGAATTGAATAAGTCATAGCAAGTCATAGAATGAGTTATAAGCGCGCAGGAACATCCTGGGCGTTATTTTTCTGCCCATTACTTTTAACGAGGAGGTGGTATAGGCATGGATAGCGGAAAGATATTTGAAAGGTTGCTTCGCTTGGCAAATTCTAAAGGAGTTATTGTCCGCTTTTGCCCGTTTCAGGCATCAGAGGGGCGATTATATGGGAACCGCTTAGGGATTGCCCAGGATTTAACCATAGACAAAATTAATTACAATCTGGCCCGTGAGCTGGCCCACGCGTATTTGCATTACGATAAGGGAGACACAATTCACAGTAAATGTCGTGCAGACTATGAGGAGCAGGCAGACAGGGCAGCAAAGATGCTTTTAGAATTAATAAAAACAGCATAACAATAATCAGAGCGTCCTTCTTCAGAGGGGCGTTATTTTTCTGCCCGAAGGCATTAAACTACCCGGAGACACCGGGAACCAACTGAGAGTGAGACACACATAAAACTGGATGGGGAGACACCCCGAAAACTGAAAGGAGACACATATGAAACGAAGATTTCCAATGAATTTACAGCTGTTTGCAGAGGGTGGAGCATCCGGCGGCCAGGGAGACGGCGCAGGATCTTCTGGAGCTGCAGGGAATCAGCCGGGAGCTTCCGGAAACGGGGCGGCAGGAACCGGCAGCAGCACAGGCATACAGTTCGATTATGAAAAGCTGGCTGGGCTGATTGCGGGAAAAACGTCTGTTACGGAGGATACGGTGCTGAAATCTTATTTTAAGCAGCAGGGACTCTCTCAGGAAGAGATGAGTCAGGCAATTCAGGCGTTTAAGGCCCAGAAAGCGGCGAATCAGCCAGATGTGGGCGCACTCCAGACTCAGGCGGCGCAGGCTCAGGCAGCAGCCCAGAAAGCTCAGCTGGAGAATGTGGCGATTATGGCGGCAGTAGGCCTGGGCGTAGACGCGAAAACCATCCCTTATCTGATTAAAATGACAGATTTTGGCCAGGCTGTCGGCCAGGATGGGAAGATCAACGAGGAGACGGTGTCCAACGCCCTGAAAAAGACGCTGGAGGATGTTCCGGGATTGAAGCCGGCGCAGAGCAGCCAGGGAGGCTTTGTACAGATGGGAGCCTCCGGAAGTGGAAATCAGACACAGACCGACGACGCTGCGCTGAAAGCAGCTTTCGGCATTAAGTAGAAAGAGAGGTAACACATGGCAGTTTACGATTATGCGACACAGTTTACGCAGCTTCTGGCTCAGAAGTATGCAAAAGAGCTCTGTTCGGACGCGCTGTCCCAGAGCAATCCCCAGGTGAAGTTCCTGAACGCTCAGACTATCAAGCTTCCGAGAATTACAGTATCCGGCTACAAGGACCATACCAGAACGATTGGATTTAACGCAGGAACGCTTTCCAACGACTGGGAGCCGAAGAAGCTGGCTCATGACAGAGATATTGAGTTCTGGATTGACCCAATGGATATTGACGAGACAAACCTGGCTCTTTCAGTTGCCAACATTCAGAATACCTTCGAGGAGGAGCAGGCGATTCCGGAGAAGGACTGCTACCGGTATTCCAAGCTTCACGCGGAGCTGACTTCTTACTCTGGAAGAATCGACACCGCGACCGTGGTAAGCGCCGCTAACTTCCTGGAGGCCTTTGACACGGAGATGGCTCTGATGGATGAAGCAGGAGTTCCGGAGGAGGGAAGAATCCTGTATGTAACGCCCACCATGAATAAGATTGTGAAAGAGGCAGAAGGGATTCAGCGTGTGGTGACGGTGACAACGCCGGTCAGCGTAAACCGCAAGGTTCACAGCCTGGACGACGTACAGATTAAGATGGTTCCCTCTGCCCGCATGAAGAGCAAGTACAATTTCACAGAAGGATGCACCGCCGCTCCGGATGCCGACCAGATTAACTGGATTCTGGTTCACCCTTCCTGCGTGGTGGCAAGGGATAAGTACAGCTACATTAAGCTGTTTACTCCAGGCACGGATTCCAGGACTGCAGACGGATACCTGTACCAGAACCGCTGCTACGGCGATCTGTTCCTGTTAGAGAAGAAAGCAGCCGGCTGCGCCATGAATGTGACGAAGCATGAGTAGGAGGTGAGGAAGAGCATGAAGGCAGTAAAAGGAAATAAAGTGTACGACATCAACGAAACTGCTCAGAAGAGCTATCAGGAGGCTGGATTTGACATTCTGGACGAGGATGGCCAGGTGATTGCTTATGGCCGGGGAAAGACGGTCCACTTTGACGAGTACATGGCCCTGAAAAAGGAAAAGGAGCGGCTGGAGCTGGAGAACCGTGAGTTAAAGGAGCAGCTGGCTGCCCTGGAAAGAACGCAGGCGGATTCCGAAGAGGAGAAAACCCAGGAAGGGAAGCGGACGAAGGCAGCAAAGGCAGGTGAGTAGCATGAGCTATGAACCATATGCCTCTCAGGAATATTACCAGACCGTTTACAGAGGCGGTTCTGTTCCAGAAGAAGTGCTGATGCAGATGCTTCGCCAGGCATCCCGTCATATTGATTCCCTGACCTACAACCGGATTGTAGGCCGGGGATTTTCCAGTTTGACAGAGTTTCAGCAGGAAGTTATCCGCGAAGTGGTATGCAGGCAGGCGGATTTCGAGTATGAAAATGCAGACCTTCTGGCAAGCGCGCTGTCTTCCTACAGTATCAACGGCGTCTCGGCGGGATTTAATGGCCAGGCATGGAATGTATTCACTGGGAAAGGAGTCGCCATGAAGCGGGATGATTACGCACTGTTAGCCCAGACGGGCCTGACCTGCCGGCTGGCGGCGGGGCGATGAGGTGGCCGGAGCTTGTACCGGAACGGTTCTGCCAGATTCCGGTACAGGTGACTTTATACGGAGAGGGTCTGACAGAGGATGGAGGCCCGGAGGTGATTTTTTCCGGGGAGGTCCGGTGTAATTACCAGGATAAGGGGAAAACGGTTCTGACTGCAGAGAAAAAGCTGGTGCAGCTGTCCGGATGTGCGCTCCTTTCTGGAGATGCCTTTCCGCAGGCTCCTGTGATTTCTGGTGGAACGATCACGGTATTTGGAGTCAAACGGAGGATCTGGCAGGGAGAGAAGGCCAGGAATCCAGATGGAACAGTCAACTACACACGATTGGATGTGATATAGGTGAAGGTGAAATCAACAGTAAAGTTAAATATGGGCCGGATTCAGGAATTAAACCAGGCAGCGGTGTCGGCTTTGGAGAGAACGGCGGAGGCACTTCATACAGAAGTGGTGCAGGCGCAGGTAATGCCTTTTGAGACAGGACATCTGCAGGAAGACGCTACCTTTGTGGAGTACAAGAATTCTGCCCAGGGAAAGGTCTCGATTATTTCTTCCACGCCGTATGCACGCCGCCTTTACTATCATCCGGAATATCAGTTCCAGACGGACGAGAACCCGTTTGCCGGCGGAGAGTGGTTTAAGCCCTGGCTTCCTGGCGGCGTCAGCGCAGGCTTTGCGAAAGAGGCCTTTCAGCGGTTTTATAAGAAGGAGGCAAAGGTATAGATGCTGACATTATCAGATGTAAAGGACTGGCTTAAAACCTTACAGACCGGCGAGCATTTTTATTGTGGAAAGATTGACAGCAAACCAGAGAAAACCATCGGCGTGTATCAGAGGAAGCCGTCCGGGCAGCCCAGAATGGCACTTGGGGGTCTTGAAAATACCTCCTATGAGGTGAAACAGATTTCTGTGCTGGTGCATTGGAATCAATATTCTTCCCAGACAGAGGAAGCGGCCGCCGGCCTGTTTGAGAAGATCCGGCAGGCAGGAGAAGGAGGCCTGACAGTGGGAGGCACGAAGGTGCATTTTATCCGCATGGAGGTTCCGGAACCGGTTGATGTGGGAACCGATGAAAGCGGCGTGTATGAGCGGGTCATCTGGTTTGATATGATTTATGAAAGGAGCAGATAGCGATGGCAAAGACAGGAGTATATCCGTGTTATGAAAATCAGTTTAAGGTAGGGGACGCCAAGGAAGGCGCTACCTCTATCGCAGATATGGAGACCTTTTCCGTCAGCTTTGACAATGGCGTGGAGGAGTGGACGCCGTTTGATACGGAAGGCTGGGTAAGACGCCTTTTAACGGCAAAGGGTATTACCATCTCTGTCACAGGAAAGAGAAATGTGGGAGATACAGGAAACGATTACGTGGCGGACAAGGCCTTTAAAAACGGCAGAGAGGCAGAAGGGTATTTTGCCTGGACGTTTCCGGATGGAACCACAGTTTCCTGGGATATGGCTGTTATCAATGTGAAAAATATCGGCGCCGGCGATTCGACGGCAGTAGGGCCTCTGGAGTTTGACGTGCTGAGCAATGGAAAGCCCACTGTAGCGAAAGCAGAAGCTTAGACAGAGGAGAACGAAGATGGCAAAAATAATTGATATTACAGAGAAATTAAACTTTGAGAAGCCGCCGGTTCTGCTCATCCAGGGCCGGGAAATCCATGTTAACGACGACGCGGTGACGATGCTTTCCGTCATGCAGCTGATAGGTGCAGACGAGCCCTCGGTCAAGGAGATTATGAAGGCGTATGAGCAGTTATTTCCAGCAGCAGACAGGATGATTATGGAACAGGAATTAAAGCTGAAATTCAGCGCTCTGATGACAGTCATCCAGGAGGCGGTTCAGCTGATTTCCGGAGAAGTAACACAGGGAGAGTGATGACCCGTACTACGATTTATTTGAGGACTTTGATTTAATCGTGTCATCGTTCTTTGCGCAGTACGGGTTCCGGCTGTATTCCAACGATTTCAAAACCATGAAATGGGATGAATTCCGGGCGCTGATTTCCGGCCTGGGACCAGATACTCCTCTGGGGCGCGTGGTACAGATCCGTTCAGAGGAGGATGAGGAAGTGTTAAAGTATTTTACCCCGGAGCAGAAGAGAATCCGCCGGGAATGGAGAGTCAGAAACGCCGGGGAAAAGAGCGAGGAAGAGCTTGCTTCGGTACTGGAATCCTTAAAGCAGGCCTTCATCCAGATGGCGGGAGGTGTTCCGGATTGAGAAGATAAAGGAAACGAAGAAAAAAGTATGCTGTCCCTTCTGCGGGCATCCGGTGAATGCAGTTCAAGCCGAGGATGCCTCCTGCAGAGGGGTATTTTTTAAATGCAAGAATCGGAACTGCAGAAAAGAATTTGAATTAAAAATCTAGGACGCTGTGCCCATGTGCCTGTCCATTAAAAGGCAGGTGGGATCTATGGGAGCAGACAGTGCAGGCCAGATTGGGCTTGATCTGGTTATTAATAAAAACGATTTTGACAGGCAGTTAAAAGGGATTCAGACGACTGCAAAGAAGGCGGGAGCTGCTATAGCGGCAGCCTTTGCCGTAAAAAAGCTGGTCGATTTTTCCGCTCAGTGCATTAAGTTAGGCAGCGACCTTCAGGAAGTGCAGAACGTCGTTGACGTTACCTTCCCGTCCATGTCGAAACAGGTCAATGAGTTTGCCAAGAATGCAATTTCTCAGTTTGGCCTGTCTGAGACAATGGCAAAGCGGTTTACTGGAACCTTCGGAGCGATGGCCAAATCTTTTGGCTTTAATGAGCAGGCAGCTTATGAAATGAGTACTGCTCTGACTGGTTTGGCAGGGGACGTGGCCTCCTTCTACAATATCAGCCAGGATGAGGCGTATACCAAGCTGAAATCGGTATTTACTGGAGAGACGGAATCCTTAAAGGATCTGGGCGTGGTAATGACTCAGGCTGCCCTTGACCAGTACGCTCTGGCCAATGGTTACGGGAAGACCACGGCAGCCATGTCGGAGGCGGAGAAGGTGGCTCTTCGCTATAACTTCGTTCAGCAGCAGCTGACTGCGGCAGCCGGAGATTTTGTAAGAACATCCGACAGCTGGGCCAATCAGGTCCGGGTTCTGAACCTCCAGTTTTCCAGTCTGAAGGCTACCATTGGCCAGGGCCTTATTAATGTGTTTACCCCGGTCTTAAAGGTCATTAACTCCGTGATTGCCAAGCTTCAGTCGCTGGCTGATGCTTTTCTTGCCGTGACAAACCTGTTTTCTGGAAAGAAGCAGAAGACGTCCGGCATGGGGCAGGTAGTTCAGGATGCTTCAGAAGCCGCGGGAGCGGTGGGAGGCATTGGAGACGCGGCCAAAGGAGCGGCAGGAGCTGCGAAAAAGGCGGCCAAGGATATGGCCAGGGCGTTTTCCATTGACGAGCTGAACATCGTATCTCCTGAGCCGGAATCAGGCGGCGGAGGGGGAGCTGCTGGAGGAGCAGGTGGCGGAGTTTCGGGAGGCTTGGAACCGGTTCCAGTGGATACGACGGCGCTGGATACGATGGACGCCAGGCTGATGGAAGTTCTGCAAAAGTGGCAGCAGGCATTGCAGCCAACCATCGACGCGTTTAAACGGCTGGGAGAAGCGCTGGAACCACTGAAACAGTTTGCCGCGCAGGCTCTGCTGGACTTTTACGAACATTTTTTGAAGCCAGTGGCAGCATGGACCTTGGGAGAGGGTCTCCCCAGATTTATAGATGCTATCACAAATGGGCTGGAAAAAATCAACTGGCAGCCGATTAATGATGCTCTGGTGACGTTGTGGGATGCCCTGGCAAGGTTTTCTACGGATGTAGTGGGAGAAGGTCTCCTTTGGATCTGGGAAAACATTTTGGTTCCATTGGCCTCCTGGACAATCAGCAATATTGCGCCGGAGTTTTTTAAGGCTCTGGCAGCAGCATTTTCGATTGTAAATAATGTAGCAGCGGCTTTACAGCCGTTATGGCAGTGGCTTTGGGATTATCTGTTTCTTCCTCTGGCGCAGTGGACAGGCGGAATTGCAATCAGCATTTTGCAACAGTTGGTGGCGGCCCTGGAGAATTTTTCTGCCTGGTGTGGAAATAATCAGGGAGTGATTCAGGCAGTAACTGGAATTGTAGCTGCCTTCTTTGGGGCCTGGAAAATCGTTGAAATTACTTCTTTTATTCAGCAGTCAGGTGGTTTGGTCGGAGTATTTTCCACCATAACAGGGGCGATCAAAACCTGTACATGGGCTAAGGTCAGCGATATGGCCCAAACAGTTGCCTTAAATGTTATGTATGCGAAAGACTTTGTGGCAGCAGTGGCCTCAGGAATTACAGCCTTAGTAAAACAGGCGGCACAGTTTGCAATTAATACAGCAGCAAAAGCAGCTGATACGGTAGCTCAGGCGGCTATGACAGCAGCTACAGTTGCCTGGAACGCAGTATGTACACTTGCAACTACATTAACGACAGCTCTGGGAGCTGCTATTGCATTTTTAACAAGCCCCATCGGCCTGGTAATTGTAGCCATCACAGCTCTGATAGCAGCAGGCGTTATGCTATATACCCACTGGGATGAAGTTAAGGCGTTTGCACTTGCTGTTTGGGAGGAGATTAAAAATTGCATTTCCAGTGTGGTTGAGGCAATTAAAGAAGTAATTTCAAATGTATTGTCCGCCATTAAGAGAATCTGGGAAAATGTTTGGAATGGAATTAAACAGTTTGTAACAAATATCTGGAATGCAATTAAGTCTATGATTGCTACGGTATTTGAAGAGGTTTCGCTGTTTATTTCTTCCAAACTGGAGTACATCAGTACCTTATGGACCACCATCTGGACGGCAATCAAAGATTTTGTAAATGCCATCTGGGAAGGAATTAAGAATATCGTCAGCAGCCTGATTGACTCCATCCACCAGAAGATTAGCACCGTGATGGACGGTATTAAGAACGGCATTTCCACTGCACTTGAAAATATAAAGAAGGCCTGGGGAGATACCTGGGATAATCTGAAAAAGAAAACAGAGGATATTTTCAATGGTATCTGGTCGACGATTAAAGGGATTATTAATAAAATCATCGGTGGCGTGGAGAAAATGGCCAACAACGTAGTGCGGGCCATTAATAAGATGATTGAGGCAGTGAACGATGTAGCGGACCATATTCCAGGTATTGACGATGAGCTGATTCCGGAAATCCCAGAAATTCACCTTCCGCGTCTGGCTCAGGGTGGCTATGTGAAGGCCAATACTCCGCGCCTGGCGGTGATTGGAGACAACCGAAGAGAGGGAGAGATTGTATCTCCGGAGAGCAAGCTGCTTGACATGGCTCAGACGGCGGCCCGGATGGCTGCAGGAGGCGGCAGCAGCGAGCAGATGGAGCGCATGATTGCACTTCTAGGGAAAATTATCAGCCTGATAGAAGCGCTGGATCTGGTAGTCAATGTGGATATTCGGGAAATTCACAGGAAATTAAAAGATCTGGATAAGCGCACCGGGTACTCGCTGCGGACAACATAGAAGGGAGGCCATGAATGGCAAATTTTATTTATATTAACGGCAGGGAATTTCCGTCCCCGGATCGGGGATTGGAGTTCCTGGTGGCCACCTTTGTGAGCACTGGAAAGAATGCCAATGGGGAGTTTGTGGGCCAGCGGGTAGGAAGAGACCAGTATAAGCTTAACAACCTGGTCTGGAACAAGCTGGATGCGGCTACCTGGTCAGAGATGCTGAAGGAGTTCAAGGCTTTTGTGGTGACGGTGCGATTTCCCGATATGGTAAGCAACGACTGGCTGACGATCCGGATGTACCCGGGAGACCGAACTGCCCAGCCCCTGTTTATCGGCCTGGACGGCCTTCCGACTATGTATAGCCAGTGCAAAGTAAATATCATAGACTGCGGGGAGTTGAGTTAAATGCAGGCAGTAAGTAATGCGTATAAGCGGGAAATGAAAAAGAAATACAGGGATGAATGTTCCTTCCTTCGGGTGACAATCGGAATGATTAATCAGACAGCCCAGGCTTCTGCTTCCGTGGCTGAGCCAAAGGCATTTACCTATTTTTCGGATCTTACAAAGCCTTTTGATAATTATCAGGTGGCGGAGCTTTATGCCGGCTGTGACGAGAACTGGTCTGCCGTGGATGGCAGTATGTATTTCCTGCCAAGAATGAAGCGAGATGTGGTTTTGAATGCAGGGCTGGTGACAGAGAAGCTTTTGGGAGCGGTTGAGATACGTTTCCCTCTGGCGCTGTCCATTAAGGGCCTGACCATTGAATTTGGAAAGGCGTATCCAGTAGATTTTTCCATTGAGTCGGATCAGAATACCGTCCAGGTGGAAGGCAATGCTTCCGGCCATTTTGTGACAGAGGAAATTTTCTCTGACGCTACGTTTCTGCGCCTGGTTCCCAGGAAAATGGCAAACGGCCAGTCCAGATTTCGGATTCATCAGATAACAATGGGAATCGGCATTTATTTTGATAACAGGAAGATTCTTTCCGCAACCAAGAAGGAGCATATCAGTCCAATTACAGAGGAGCTTCCAACCATTGACTTTTCTATGACGGCAGCCAATCGGGATCGGGAGTTCGATGTGGAAAATTCCGAGTCTTCTGTTCAGTTTTTGGAAATTGGACAGAATGTAGAGGTGCTGTATGGACAGGAGCTGGAAGATGGAAGCGTGGAATGGATGCCTGGGGCGAAGCTGTCTTTAAAAGACTGGTCTGCAGATGATGAGGAGCTGGATATCGGAGCCTCGGATCGGTTTGACACAATGGAAGAGACTTATTACAGGGGGCGTCTTCACCCAGAAGGGATTTCTTTGTATAAGCTGGCGGATGATGTGTTTCAGGACGCAGGAGTGGACCGTCGGGAGTATTATATCGATCCCTATCTTCAGGATGTCAAAATCCAGAATCCTGTTCCAGCGGTGGCTCATAAAGAGGCGCTGCAGCTGATTGCCAATGCAGGGCGCTGTATTATTTATCAGGACCGGGAGGGGAAGATTTTTATAAAATCCAGCTTTATCCCGGATATGGCAGCGGCTTCGGAGAATGAGGCCTATTTTTCTCACGCGGCCCGAATTCTGGACGGAACCGAAAAGGAAGAGTATGTTCTGGCTGGCAGGAATTATACCCAGGCAGCTGGAGCGCAGACGTTTCTTCCCAGAAAGGGCGGGGAGATTGTGCTGAATACTGGCTATATCAGCGAAGAGACAGCGGACGAGAAGGGAAATTTCTCAAAGAATCCTACAGTTGCGATTACCCTGGAGGCGGCATTTAAGTGCTTCGGGCTGACGCTGGAGTTTGGCCGAAATGCTCCGGAATGTGTGGTTTTTCATTCTTACTATGACGGTAAGCTGCAGGAGGACTACCAGATGGCAGATCTGCAGGCAACCACAGTAGTTTCCCACGAATTTCCTGCCTTCGACCAGCTGATACTGGAATTTACAAAAGGTTCTCCAGGCAACCGGGTGGTTCTGGATAATGTCCGGTTTGGAGACAGTACGGATTATTCCCTAGAATACGGAACAGAACTTACCAAGACGCCGAAGGGGACGCAGCTGACGAAGGTTCAGGAGCTGCAGGTCATCCGGACTCTTTACGGGGAGAGCGAGGAGGAGAAGGAGCTTGCAAAGGAAACGCTTCGTTTTACGCTGGAGGAACCGCGGTATACCTTTTATCTGTCTAATCCCTCCTATGGCTTTTCTGCTGTCCTTACGGAGCCTCCAGAAGGGGCGGGCGTCGCCGTTACAGACAGCAGCGCTTATTATGTAACGGTAGAAGTAAAAGGCATAAGCGGGACGGCAGAGGTGGCTGTGAATGGACGGGAATATGTCACTTCGCAGGCCAGAACTGTGAAACGGCTGCACACGACGGGGACGGTTGAAGTATGGGAAAATCCTCTGGTGTCGGATGCGGGACTGGCAGAAGACCTGGCAAAGTGGATTGGCGATTACCTGGCGTCTGACCGGGAATATAACCTATCTTACCGGGGGGAACCCAGGATTGACGCCAACGATATCGCCTTTCTGGAAAATAAGTACGTTCCGGATCTGCTGATCCGAATTTATGACCATTCATTGAGCTTTAACGGCGGGGCACTGTCTGGAACGATGAAAGCAAGGAGGGATATGAGCGGTGTGGTTAGAACCAAAAAACAATTGGAAATCCAGTGATTTTTTCAATATTCAGGATTACAACCGGATTAAGGGGAATCTGAATGAAATCAGGAAACTGGCGCTGACGCTCTGGCCGGATTTTACCTTTGAGGAAATGGGGGAGGATAAAAGCTATGAAGACTACAGCTTTTATGCGGATGAAATGAACCGGTTTGAGGCGAATGTGGAGCATATCTGCCAGGGAACGTTTCCGTTTCAGGTAGGGGAGCGGCAGACGTTTTATGATAATACGCCGTTTATCGGCTGGCAAGAGCTAAATCGTTTGGAAGAGGCCTGCCGCTTGATGTACAGCAATCTGAAAAGCAGGGAGGAAGGCCGTAAAATGCTGGCGTTTACATTGAATGGAGGTTTATTTGGATGAAGAGACTGAAAACAGATTACAAGGACGCCATGTTTGACGGGCAGAGGCGGTACCGTCTGGCGAAAAATGAGGATGATACCTACGGTATTTTGGATGCCACAACGTACACTCAAGTGGGTGATCGGTTTGGAGAAAATGACATTAATGAGACGAACCAGGCGGTGAATGCGCTGATGGAGACCAAGACGATTACCCTGACGGCAGCAGGCTGGCAGGGGAAAGGGCCTTATACGCAGACGGTGGAGGCTTCGGGCGTGCAGGATACAGATGAGCCAATGGCAAAGGAAGTAATTCCGAAGGGAACCACAAAAGAAAATGAAAAGGCGATCCGTAAGGCTGCGGCCTGCGTCAGCTATTTTGAAACCGGAAACGGGACTGTGACGTTTACCTGCATTGGTAAGAAGCCAGCAACTGATTTTCAGGTAGTGGTAAAGGGGGTATAGGATATGGCAATGGGAATTTGGCTGCCAGGTGGTGGCGGGGCGGATCTGGATGCGGTGACAGCCAGCGCCGGCGACGTGCTGGCAGGAAAAGTCATAGTCGGCCCAGATGGGGAACCGCTCACCGGAACCCTGGCATTATCCGGCAGTGCTTCTGACGGCCAGGTATTAGGCAGACAAACGTATTATAATACAGACGCCAAAACAAAAAGGATCGGTACGATGCCGAACAGAGGGGCTGTGAGTCAGTCCCTTGCTATCAACGGCAGCTATACAATCCCGGCAGGGTATCATAACGGCAGCGGCAAGGTGACGCAGAGCGTTCCGACGAAAGGAGAGCAGACGTACACGCCGGGGCGCAGCAATCAGGTAATTGGAGCTAACCAGTGGTTGTCCGGAGCGCAGACGATCCTAGGAGATCCGAATTTAAAGCCAGAAAATATTAAAAAGGGCGTCCCGATTTTTGGAAACGTGGGAACGCATGAAGGATATGTCACAAGCCCTTTATATTTGTTTAACAATGGAACATGGGGTGGCCTACAGACTACCGGCATGACAGAAGTTACTGATAAAAATGGCAAAGGATATATCGAAATTAATTCAGCTATATGGTTCGGAGGTAGACGAGGCACAGAGGAAAACGCAGATATATTAAATGCTCGTCTTAATCAAAAGGTAAATTTGACTAGCTATAAATATATAAAAATTCGTACAGAAAAGCCATTTTATGAAAATTACATAGCCATAGGCATTTCTGATAGTCCTAGCGCAGGACTTGGTAATTACATCGCTTCCACAAAAGTGAACAATGTAGGCGATGGCTATTATATCCTTGACATATCGTCAATTAGTGGTGAAAAATACATTTACTTGGAAGCTTCAACATTCAACTTATATTCGAGTAATATGAACGTAGTTGTGAAAGTTACTGAACTTATGCTTACAAATAACTAACTGCGGTTTAAAAAAGTTAGTCTGTGAAATAAAACCTAAAAATGCTTAATAGGGAGGCATTATTATGAAGATTTTTGTAAATGAATTTCATCAGATAAAAGCCGTCCGTGAAAATACTACGGGCGACGATACATTAAAAGAAATCGAAGTTCCTGACGATTTTTTACAGCCGTTTTGTGCTACGGTGATTAAAGGCTTTTGCTATCAGATAAACGAAGATGGTTCGACAATGGTCTATCCATATAAAGATTTTGAACTTTTAATGAGCATTCAGCAGCTCCATGAAGAGAAAGAAAAACAGGTAACAGAGCTTCAGCTGGCCCTGGCAGAAATATATGAAGAGAGGCAGGTGTAATAAAATGGCTAAAATTTATGCTGATTTAGTGGAAAAGGGATTAAGAACTCTTGAACAGATTCCGGCACCTATTCGGAAAGCTGTTGAGGAGGAGCTTAGAAGCAGAGGAGAAGAGAAACTGTTTATGAAGGATAGATAAAATAGAAACTTTGTGGTATACTCTTCCTGTTACCGCCCCAATACTGGCAACAGGAGGGGGGTGTTCATGTGGAAGCAATCACATCTCTTGTTATCGCAGTTGTGGCAGGCGTGATTAGCCATCTCGTCTGCAAATGGTTGGACGGCGATAAGTAGTCGGTAATCAGCCTATGGTCTAAGCCGCCATAACAAAAGGAATAGAAAACCCCGGAGGTCGCAACTCCGGGGTTTTCGTCTGTCAGTCATTCATGTGGAAAGACTCACATCTCTTTAGCCTACTGGCATTATAGCATATGCGTATTTGAATTACAAGATACGTATATGCTGTTTTTTTACCCTAAATCAGAGGAAGGAGGCGAAAAAGGTGACACAGTTGGAAGTAGAGATTGCTCTGGAACGGTATCGCAACGAGATTGAATCATTGAAGCACCGTATGGATGAAGTGCAGAGGAGCGTGGATGCTGTCCACAGTCTGGCCCAGCAGATGGTTGTCCAGACGGCAGAGATTAAGCATCTGAGAAAGTAAAGAATGAGGTGATCCCATATCTACCTGCAGTGGTAGATTCTGGATAACGGAAGATGGTGGTATTTGCGCCCAGGCTGCACCTATCCGGCGGGAGGATTGGAGATTATTGATATCAAATATTCACATCAAAAAGCGAAAACCCTTGTACTTACAAGGAAAACTGCTATTTATCCAGCAAATATATGGGCATAAAAATAAGCAGATAACGGGAATCGACCCCGCCTTTCCAGCTTGGGAAGCTGGCGTTCTACCGATGAACCATATCTGCATACTACCAGTATAGCACATTTTTCAGTGAATTCAAGAGAAAGAAAAGAAATACCGCAATACCGCGGTGGCGGCAGAAAAAAGAGAACCTTTCCGGAGCCTTTCGGCTGGCTCGGTAAAAGTTCTCTTTTTTGTACAGCTGTTACAGGAATATGTATTTTAAAATGAACAGCACAGTCAGAATATACATCAGAGGCGTGTTGTCCTTTGCTTTTCCTGTGAGCAGGTGAAGCAGCACGTAGGAGATAACGCCCATGGAAATTCCTTCAGAGATGGAATACATGAACGGCATGGCAAAGATGGCGATAAAAGCAGGTATGGCTTCTACCAGATTATCCCACTGAATTTTTACAACCTGCTGCATCATCAGAAATCCTACTACGATCAGCGCCGGAGCGGTAGCGAAGGATGGGATGGCTAAAAATACCGGCGATAAAAAGAGGGATACAAGGAACAGGATACCGGCTGTCACGGAGGTAAGTCCAGTTCGTCCGCCTTCTGCGATACCGGAGGAGGACTCCACGAAGGTTGTGATAGTGGAGGTTCCCAGGGCGGCTCCAAGCGTCGTTCCTACTGCGTCTGCAAACAGGGCGCTTCTGATCTTTGGAAGCCTGCCGTTTTCATCCAGCATATCTGCCTTGGAAGCACAGCCGATTAAGGTTCCCAGAGTGTCGAACATATCTACAAAGAGGAACGCGAAAATGACTACTGCAAAGTTCAGGGTTCCCACAATAGAAAAATCCATTTTCATAAAAGTGGGCGCTACGGAAGCAGGCATGGAAATAATGCCGCTTGGGAAGAGACTGTAAAATCCCATTTCAGGATTTGGAACGTAAAGTCCCACGGCCTGGCAGATCATTCCAAGTCCCCAGGTTGCCAGAATACCAATCAGGATATTTCCTTTTACCCTCTTGATGAGGAGCACGGAAGTAATGATAATACCGATAAGGGCCAGAAGCACGGTAATGCCTTCTGAGGAGAAGGTTCCGGCCGTCATGGATCCACGGAAGGAAAAC